ATAAACAACAAGCTGAACAGCTTCTACCCGGAAAAGGGTAATCTCCGCCGGGAGCTGTACCCGAAGCATTGTAGTTTCTTCGCGGCGGGCGCGACGCACAACGAACGCCTCGCCATCTGCGGCAACCGCGTTGGAAAGTCGGAAGGCCTGGGGGCTTACGAAGTCGCCCTCCACCTCACCGGCAACTATCCCCATTGGTGGGTAGGGCGCCGCTTCGACCGTCCCATAGACGCCTGGGTAGCAGGCAAGACCGGCGAGACCACGCGCGATATCGTGCAAGGCAAGTTGCTCGGGAAACTGAGCCGGATGGCCGGCGACGACGCGCGCGCCACGCTGGGCCTGGGAACCGGCATGATCCCGCGGGAGTGGATCATCGGCAAACCCTCCCCGAAATCGGGTATTTCCGACGCAATCGATACGGCCTGGATACAGCACGTCTCGGGCGGCCGCTCGGCGCTGGGATTCAAGTCCTACGGTAAGGACCGGGACGCCTTCGAAGGTACCGAAAAAGATCTGATCTGGCTCGACGAGGAGCCGCCGGCCGACGTCTACGACGAATGCGGCATCCGCTTGATGGCCACCAAGCCGGGCGAGCGCAACGGCTTGATGCTGGTTACGTTCACGCCCCTGGCCGGATACAGCGAAGTGGTCAAGAATTTTCTCGAATCCGAAGATCCATCCAAGTTCTTCATCAAGATCGGCTGGAACGACGCACCCCATTTGAGCGAAGAAGTCAAAACCGAAATGCGGCGGAAGTACGCCGGCCAGCCGCACTTGCTAAAGACCCGCGAATTGGGCGAGCCGGGGCAGGGCGAAGGCGCCATCTACCCTGTGGACCTCGAATCGCTGCTGATCGCTCCGTTCGACATCCCGTCGCACTGGCCGCGCGGATTCGGCATGGACGTCGGCAAGACGGCTGTAGTGTGGGGCGCGCTCGATAAGCCCAACGACACGCTGTATCTGTACCGGGAGTACTACTCGGAAGAGTACAACCCAGCGCTGCACGCATTCGCCATCAAAGGCCAAGACAGCAAAGACCAGTGGATTCCGGGATTTATCGACCCTGGCAGTTTAGGATCCAGTCAGGTCGACGGCCAGAAGCTGTACCGGCTTTACAAGGTTGAACACAGGCTCAACATCTCAACGGCCGTCAACGGCGTCGAGTCGGGATTGATGCACTGCCTGCAACGCATGCAGGCCGGCCGGCTGAAAGTGTTCAGCACGATGCCGCGCTGGCAGAAAGAATTCCTGCGGTATCACCGGATGAGCGTCGAAACACTGTTCGGCATCGGCTCCAAAGTCGTCAAAAAGGACGATCATTTGATGGACGCCACTCGCTATCTGCATGAGAGCTTGGACAAAATGATCGTGAAGCCCTCGCGCCCCGCGCCGCCGCCCAAAGTCGTTATCAGCGAACGCGGCTGGATGGCATGACGCACCTCGCACAGATCGCGCACGCCGCCTGGCTGGCGGACGACGGCGACACGGGAACAGCGTGGGACGCCGCCGTACGCGCCGTCGTGAAAGATCTGGTCCGGCTGATGCTGAAAGCTGGGCCGCTCGAATCCATCGACCCAGCGAACCTCTCGCCGGAAGCGACGCAGATCGAGACGCGCGAAACCCGCGATGCGCGAATCGCGCGCTGCTACGAGCGCTACGTGGCGCGGCTGGCAGACCTGAGCGCCGAAAGCATTACCCCTTTATGACCGACCTGATGAGCCGTCCCTATGCCCCGTCCACCGAAAAATGCTGCGAGCGATGCGTCTTCGGCACCGGGCCGCACGCCGCGTGGTGCGAAAGAGCAAATGCGCGCAACAGGAATGTCGACCGCACAGCCGAGGAACTCGCGCGGGACTTCAATGGCATCTTCACCGGAACTCGAACCGCCCCGCGTCGTCGCGCCTGACGAAGGCGACATCCTGATCGAGCAGCTGGAATACCTCCTCGACCATGTTGAAGCGGCCGGGGCGCAATGCGCCTGCTCGGAGTGCAAGCGGTACGCGCGGGCGCGCGCCGTGCTGATGGAGATTTTCGCATGACGTTTTCCACCAAGACACCCAATCTCGCGAAAACCCCGACGCTATTCCGCGAGACGCTCAAAAAGCCCAAGCTGATCGGATCTCCGACGGCTGGCGGCACGGGGTTTCGCTCTATGGCCAGCCTGTATCTTCCGCGCTCGGTAAAGCTGCCGACGAAGGTTTCGCAGTTCATGCCCGAAGGTAAAGGGGCGGCCACCACCTAATGAGCCGCGCGCTTTCCGGGACGCAGTACGTCCTCGCGTCCTACGACGCCTGGCGCTATTACGCGAAACAGAAGTTCCTGTACGAGTACGCCGAACTCCTGGAGCGACTCGGCTTCAACACCCAGGCCGGCGGCGCCATCATGTACGGCGCGATGCGCAAGGGCGTATGACCCGCAACGAGTTCACTTGGGAACGCCACGCCGGGCGCAACCCCGAAGGCGAACGCTTCGACAGCAACGTAATGGTGCACGGCACCGGCCGCATCCTGGCGCGCGTCGGGATGCCAATCGGCGAGGAATACTGGTACCGCCTTTTCTTCTACGTCCCGAAGTGCGTGCTGGATTCCCCAGACGACGGCCACGACTTCATCAGCGCGGATGCTGCGGTGGAATTTGCGGAGAACGTAGCGATGGCTTGGAGTGACGAAACTCTCGCCAAGATACCGGGCTTCCCCAAGCGCGTGAGCGCGCCCGTCGAACAATTCTCGTAAACAAGGATTTCCCAAAATGAAACTCTCTTCGATCTCGATGTCCAAAGGCAAAGGCAAGAAAGCCAAGCACGGCCCCGTGCGCTCCACCACCATCGGCCGCGCCAAAAACGGCTTTATGGTGTCGAAAGAACACGAGCCGATGCCGGACGCCGACGGCAATCCGCAGTACCTGCCGTCCGAGCCGCCCGCGGTGTTTAACAACGCCGACGACGCGCACGCCTACTCCGCGCAACAGCACGCCGAGCCGGACGCGGACGACAGCGACGCCGGCGCCGGTACGCCCGCATCAGGCGACGCGGCGTAGTCGCCCGCTCGCCCCATCTCCCGCTCTCCCCCTCTCATGAGCCCCCAGCTTCCACCTTCGGAAACCCGCACGAGCTTCGACCCCTCCATGGAGTCGGGAAGCCAGCATAGCGCCTTGTCCGTACTGTCGGCGCACAAGGAAGATCCGAAGCCCGAGACCGATGCCGACGGCTTGACCGACGAAGACATCCTCACCGAGGCACACGAGTATTTTTCCGCAGTAACAAGCTGGGAGGCGCCGTTTCGCGAGCGCGCGCGCCAGGAGTTTGAATTCGTAGACGGGCTGAAGCACTGGGACGCCACCATGCTCCAGGAGCGCAAAGGGCGCCCGTGCCTGGTGTTCGACCGCATCGGGCCCGCCGTCGACCAAGTGGTAAACGACGCCCGGCAATCGCCTCCAGAACCCAGGATTTCTCCTGTTGGCGAAGGCGCCGACAAGGAAACCGCCGAAGTCCTGCAGGGCCTAGTAAGGAATATCGACAACGATTCGAATGCCCGCGTGGTCTGGGCGACCGGCTACGAACATGCCGTCAAATGCGGCCGCGGCTGGGTTCGCGTTCTGACCGTCTGGGAAGAGGACGATTCGTTCAAGCAAAAGATCGTTCTGCGGCGCGTCGCGAATCCCTTCTCCGTATATCCCGACCCCTCGGCCGACGAGTTCGATTACTCGGACATGCGCCGCTGTCTGGTTACCGAAGACCTGGACGAGAGCGTATATAAGGACACGTACCCCGACTCCAAGGTTGCATCCTTATTCGATTTCCAGAGCATCGGCGATCAAATCCGCAAAGACTGGTTCCCGACCGGGAGCGTAAGGACCGCCGAATTCTGGAAGATCACCACCAAGCGCGGTCGCCTGGCGCAACTCGAAGACGGGCAGATCAAGCGCGAGGACGAGATCACCGAGCAAGATCGCGTGCGCGCGTGGCGCCCGACCACAAAGAAGATTGTCAAAGGCTACAAACTCAACGGCGTGGAGATTCTGGACCGCTGGACTTGGCCCGGCAAGTGGATCCCCATCGTGCCGATCATCGGCCGCGAAGTGATCGTCGAAGGAAAGCGCACAGTGCGCGGCATGGTCCGGCCGGCCATGGACGCCAATCTGTCCTATGACTTCATGCGTTCGAAGGAAGCCGAAGCAATCGGCTTATCTCCGATTTCGCAATGGCTGGTGGCCAAGAACCAGATTGAGAACTACGCCTCCAAGTGGGCGGCCTGCAACCGTGAGGCGTACTCCTACCTCGAATACGACCCACAAGTCCAGGACACCGGCACCGGCCCTATCCCGGTTCCGCCGCCGCAACGCATTTCGCCTTCCGTGGACACCTCGGCGATCAGCCAGGCGATCATGCACGCCGCAGACGATCTCCGCAACACGCTGTCGATGTTCCGCCCCGACATGGGCGAGTCGACGCCGGACCAGTCGGGCCGGGCGATCCTCGCCATTCAGCGCCAAGGCGACAACGCCCATTTCAATTACCACGACAATCTGGCCATCTCGCAGATGCACGTGCTCAGAATTGTGGTGGACATCGCGCCCAAGATCTACGACGAGGAACGCCTGG